TTGCTTTGGTGTCTGACAAATACAGGCGTAAAGAAAAGCGGGGTAAACAACATTCAGCCCGTAAAGATTTCCGACAAGCGGCGTATTGACGGAATGGTATCGCTCCTCAATGCGTGGGTTATCTATGTGCGGGACTATGAGGACTATATGTATTTGGTGGGGTGAAAACATGGCAAAAAGAGGACTCTTTCAAACGATTTTCGGGAACAAGGGCGAAAAGAGCGGGGATTTCCACGCGTACAAGCTCTTGAGCTCGTGGGAGTCTACCTTTACGCCGTACTCCGGCAATATGTGGGACATTAACACAGTCCGCGCCGCCGTGGACGCTTTCGCCCGCCGTGCGTCTACCGCACAGCCGCGACACGTCCGCATATCCCCGGAGACTACGGTATCGGTAAACGACTATATCGACCGCATTTTACAGTACAAGCCTAATCCGTACATGACGGCGGCGGACTTTTATTACAAGCTCGCGGCGCAATACAAGGTTTTCAATAACGCCATAGCGTACCCGGTCTATGACGAAACGGGACGCTTGACGGCGATATATCCTATCAACGCGCAATACTTCGAGCTCCTCGAGTATATGGGCGTTATGTATTGCCGTTTCCGCTTTGCGACCGGGCAAACCTACATTTGCGAATACTCGAAAATTATCCACGTCCGCCGCCATTTTCTCGAAAACGATATTTTCGGCGACGGAAACGAGCCTATCGGTACGGCACTCAAGACGGCGAATACGTTTAATCAGTCTATGAGCAAGTTTGCCGAGCTCGTGGCGGTCGTCCGGGGTATTCTGAAAGTCTCGAACGCGGTCAAAAACGAGGATTTGAACAAACGCCGAGACGACTTTATCCGGGACAACCTCCGAATGGAGAACAACGGCGCGGGCGTTATCGTTACCGACGCAAAATACGATTACACGCCTATTTCCGATAAAACGACTCCTATCCCGTCGACGCAGCTATCCTACGTCAAAGAGGAGATTTTCGATTATCTCGGCGTGTCGAAAGAAATCGTACAGAACACCGCAACACCGCAACAGGAACAGGCTTTTTACTCCGGCGAAATCGCTCCATTTTTCCATAGGCTATCACAGGCTTTCACAAATGCACTTTTCACGGAGCGGGAGCTCGGACACGGAAACCGTATCGTATTCGCGGCGAACTCCGTCCAGTTTGCAACCTTGCCGGAAAAGGTAACAGCGGCAAAGTTTTTGACGGAAATCGGCGCGGCAACGCTCGACCAAATCCTAACTATGTTCGATATGCCGACAATCGGAGGCGAGGAGGGCTCCCGCAGAGTCCAAACTCTGAACATGGTAAACGCAAAGCTCGCGGACAAGTATCAAACGGGCGACGAGGGCGGCGACCCGCCAGCAGAGCCGACAAAAACAGACCCGCCCGCAGAGCCGGACGGCGGCGGAACGGGCAAAGAGGAGGTATAACGCTATGGCAATCAAACAGGGGCGCGAATATCGCGCAGTACAGGGCTTTAGCCTTGTGCCTCGAGACGAGGGCTCGGAGGAGTATCGAGTCCGGGGTACGGCGGTCGTATTCGATACGCCGACCGTGCTCTACGAGTGCGACGGTATCGAGTACAAAGAGGTTATCGACCGTCACGCGTTCGACGAGTGCGATATGTCCGACGTGATTTTCAATTACAACCACGGCGGGAAAGTGGTCGCGCGGCTCCGTAATAAGACGTTGACGCTCGCAATCACGGAGAGAGGGCTCGATATTTCGGCAGACCTCGGCGGAACGACCGCCGGGCGAGAGCTTTACGAGGAAATCGACGGCGGGTACGTCGATAAAATGTCCTTTTCTTTTACCGTACGCGAGGCGAGTTACGACTCCGTTACGCATACCCGCACGATTACAAAGGTCAAAAAGCTGTACGACGTGTCGGCGGTGGACATTCCCGCCTATAATGACACGTCTATTTCGGCTCGGAGCTTTTTCGAGGAGGAGCACTCGAAAGAGCTTGCGGCTTTGGAGCAAGCCCGGAGACGAAAGAAACTTATAGCTTTGACATATTAACGCAAAAGCAAAGACCTAACGCAAGAACGCAACACAAAAGCAAAGTCACAACACAAATTTTTGATTTTATGGAGGTTTTACTATGAACATCGAAAAGAGACGCGCAGAAATCGCCGCCCGAAAGGTGGAAATCCGCAAGCTGATTACCGAGGACAATAACGCCGACATGGACGCTCTCGAGAAAGAGCTCCGCGAACTGAACGAGGAGGACAGCAAGCTCGAGAAGCGGCAGGCCGTCGAGCGTATGCTTAACTCCGGCGAAATCGTCGGCTCTACCGTCGTCGAAAACCCCGTCGATACCCGTAGAGAGGAAATCGTCCCCGGCGAGGAGTATCGCTCCGCCGAGTATCGCTCCGCATGGCTCAAGAGCTTGCAGGGTAAGCCTCTGAACGACGCGGAAAAGAGAGCGTACTCTACCGCCGCAAACTCCGCTTTGCCTATCATTCCCGAGACTACCGCAAATCAGATTATCAAGAAAATGTACGAGGTTGCTCCCATCTTGCAGAAATGCAAGATTTTCCATGTCCCCGGCAACTTCAAGTTTGCGGTTGAGGACGTGAACACCGACGCGGCTATCCACACCGAAAACGCCGCTATCACTCCCGCGAGCGACTCCCTCAAGTCCGTCTCTCTGACTGGCTACGAAATCGTAAAACTCGTGAAAGCCTCTCGCGCCTCCTCCGAAATGGCCTTGTCTGCTTTCGAGGCTTATATCGTCGAGGTCGTCGCCGAGAATATCGCCCGCAAAATCGAGTATTACATTTTCGCGGGTACTGGCTCCAATCAGCCCGGCGGCGTGGCTATTGCGGGCAAGGGCGCAAGCGGCAAGTACACCGACGGCACCGACCAGATTACCGTAGCCTCCGGCGCGGCTCTGACCGAGGCAAACGTCGTCGCTCTGTACGGTATGCTCGGCAACGGCTACGAGCGTAACGCTATTTGGGCTATGAGAAAGGCGACTTTCTTCGCCGATTTCTTCCCTCTGATGAACAAGAGCAAAAACAACCTCATCGAGTTTGCCAACGGCAAATACTACGTTATGGGCGCAGAGGTCTACTTTACGGGCTCCGTCGGCGCGAACGAGGCATATCTCGGCGACTTCTCTTACATCATCGGTAACTATTCTCAAAATATTACCGTTGTTAAGAGCGAGCACTCCGGCCTTGCTACCAACAGCATTGACTACCTCGGCTCCTGCGTGTTCGACAGCAAGCCCGCCGCCGGGCTCGGCGCGTTCGTCCATCTGGCTAAAGCCTCTGCGTAATGAGGAGGGCTCAACATGGCAGTTAGTAGCGAATACGTCGCAACTATCCGCCAACGCTTGAGAAACTCCTCGAACGCCCTCGACAGCGAAATAACCGACCTCATTAACGCCGCCCGAGCCGACCTTGTGCTCGGCGGCGTTCTTGAGAGCAAGGCGGAGGACGAAAGCGACCCGCTTATCCTGCAAGCGATTTCGACCTATGTAAAGGCAGAGTTTGGACTCGACAACGACGACTCGGAGAAATATCGAGCCTCGTACAAAGAGCAGAGAAACGGCCTCACGCTTTCGGATAGGTATATCGCGGAGGGGGTGTAGAGCTCATGTATTGGCGAGACGTTGTAACGCTCAAGGCCGTTGCGGACGGAATGGACGAGGACGGTTTTCCGGCGGAGACTATCAAAGAGACGACGGTTTTTGCGGACGTTACCTCAACAAAGCGGAGCGAGTTTTACTCAGCAAAGCAAGCGGGGGTAGACCTCGCGATTACCGTAAAGCTCCGCGCCACCGACTACAACGGTCAAGAGCGGCTCTCCTACGAGGGCAAAGAATACAAGGTCGAGCGGGCGTACACAGAGGCGAGGGAATACTACGAGCTTAATTGCTCCGTGTTCCGCGAGCCGACGGCTACGTCGGAGAGCGAGGAGGCGGGAGAATGAACGTAAACCGACTTTTGACGGGTACGCTCGACAGCCTCCTCCCTACCGCTGACGGCGTTTACAAGGGAGACGCGACCGAGTATATCGTTTTCAACTATACGACCGTTCCGGCGGATTTTGGAGACGACGACGCGACACATTACCGCTATCTCGTGCAAGTGCATTTGTTCGCCCCGGTTGAGAAAAATACGCTCGCCTATCGCCGGGAGATTACGCGCCGTCTCGTGGCGGCGGGTTTTACCCGTCCGACGATTACTCCGGCCTCTGATAAAACCGGGCAACACCACGTTTTCGAGTGTGAAATCGTGGGAGGCGTTGACGATGGCTAATGTGTCCATATCCGGGCTCGACGAGCTTTTCGACGATTTGGGGGCGATTATCGAGCTCCCGGACGAGGTAGCTCTCGCAATGCTGACGGCAGAGGCCGAGGTTATCGCCGAGGCACAGGCGGCGGAGGCGGTCGCTATGGGCGTATTTGACTCCGGCACGACGGCGAGAAGCATAACGCACAGCAAAAAAATAACGCCGAGAGACGGCGAGCGTTGCCTTTATGTGTACCCGAACGGTACGCGGAGAGATGGAAACTCTCGGAGAATTGCGGAGGTTGCATACGTCAACGAGTACGGGAAACACAATCAGCCCGCAAGACCATTCATTAACACAGCAAACGAGAAATCAGCAGACGCGGCGGTCGACGCGGCGGCTAAAGTCTATGACGATTATCTCAAATCAAAAAATCTTTAGGAGGTTTTACTATGGCACAGTTTGGCGCAAAGCGTCCTATTTTCGCGCCCGTGGCAACTACGCCCGAGGGCGCACTCCCGACCTACAACTACGAGGACGTGGTCGTTATCGGGAAACTCGTAAAGGCCGACCTCACCGTTACCAACGCCTCCGGCGAACTCTACGCCGACGACGCGCTCGCGGAAAAGGTCGATATGTTCGCCTCCGGCTCTCTGGCTCTCGAGACGGACGACAAGACGGACGAGGTACACGCCGCAATCCACGGCGCGAGCAAAGATACCGAGTCCTCCGAGGTCACAGACTCCGACGGAGACGTAGCTCCTCGCGGCGGTGTCGCATATTACAAGGTGATTATCCGCAATGGCGTACGCGTGTTCAAGGGAGTTTTCTTGCCGCTGTGCAAGGCCATTCTCGGCAATGACAGCGCGGCGACAAAGGGCTCCTCTATCACGTTCGGCACGAGCGCGACGACCTTTACCGTGTTCCGTTGCAACTCCGGCGCGTGGCGCATTACGAAAGAGTTTTCGGACGAGGCGGCGGTTATCGCATGGTGCGATACCAAGCTCGGCAAAGCGGGCGCATAAGAAAACGGAAACGGGAGACGAGGGTAAAATCTCGCCTCCCGTTTCGGCGATTGGAGGGTAACGCATGAAAGCGGCAAAAGTCAAGGTCGCAGACGTTGAGTATTACCTCGTATTCGACGGCGAGGCAATGTTTACAATTCGAGACATTTACGGCGGGACGCAACTCATGTTAGAGAAACTCGAGCCGGATACACGGGAGAGCTTTTCCGAGACGTGCGCGGTCGCCGCTATCTTCGCAGAGCGTGGAGAGCTATTGCGCCGACGTTTGGGGTATGAGCCGGGGAAAATCCCGGAAAAGGACGATTTCGTCCTCATGGTGCGACCGTTTGAAATCGTAGAGCTAAAGCGGGCGATTATGAACGCGGTAACGCTCGGATATGGGCGCGAGGTAACGAGCCCGGGCGACGATGAAATCGACGAGGGGCTCGCTGAACTTAATCAAAAAAAAACAACATAAGGCGGGCGGATTATTACCGTATCGCCGCATTGTGCGGAGTCTCCCCCGGGGAGGCTCTTTTTATGCCTCCCGGTGAGGTTTTCGACCTATGGGAGCTCTATCTCATAGCACACGGTAAAAAAGGACGCGAGGAGGGCGACTAATGGCAACTCGTACTATTGCGACAAAATTAGCTATTGAGGGCGAGAGTGAATATAAACGGTCGCTCAAAAATATAAACTCGGAGCTCGGAACTCTGAAATCAGAGTTAAAACTCGTAGAGGCTGAATACGCCGGACAAGCCAACAGTTACGACGCGCTCAAAGCAAAGGGAGAGGTACTCGGCAAAATGTACGCCGAGCACGAAAAAAAGCTCGCCTCTGCAAAAGAAATGCTCGAAAAGTGGCGAGCGGCTCAAGAGGATTGCAATAACAGCGCGGAGGACGCAAAAAAGGAAGTATCCCGCCTAAAGGACGAGCTCGCCGCTCTTTCCGACGAGACAGGCGATACGAGCGCAGAGCAAGCGAGACTCGCGGCGGAGCTTGAACAAGCGGAAAAAGCTCAAGCGGACGCAAATAAAGCCTATGAGGAGGCTACGCGAAAGTGTAACTCCTACCAAACACAAGTAAATAATGCGGAGGCGGAGCTCTCGAAACTCTCCACGCAGATAGATAAAAATAACGGGTATCTCGAGGAGGCGGAAAAATCCTCCGACGGGTGCGCGTCCTCTATCGACGAGTACGGGAAAGAAGTCAAAGAGGCCGCAGAAGAAACCGACAGCTTTTCAGACAAGCTGAAAACGGGGCTCGTCGGCGGAGCAAAAGCCGCCGGAGTCGCGCTCGCGGCGGTCGGTACGGCGGCGGTAGCCGGGGTTAAAATGCTCCTCGATTTGGCGGAGTCTACGGAGGAATACCGTATCGCACAAGGAAAGCTCAATACGGCATTTCAAGCGGCGGGCTTTTCGACAGATACGGCAAGGACGGCGTATAAATCATTTTACGCCGTCCTCGGCGACACGGACAACGCCACGGAGTCGGCGCAGCTTTTAGCTCAACTTGCGACCTCTGAAAAGGACGTTGCGACGTGGGCGGACATTGCGGCGGGTGTATCCGGCACGTTCGGCGACGCGCTCCCTATTAACTCGCTCATTGAGGCCTCAAACGAGACGGCAAAGGTTGGAACGGTTACGGGCGCGCTCGCTGACGCTTTGAATTGGGTAGGAATTTCCGAGGACGAGTTTAACGAAAAGCTCGCCGCTTGCGCGGACGAAACGGAGCGGACGGCTCTCATTACCGAGACGCTATCCGCACAGTATCAGAACGCGACCGAGATTTTTAAGCAAAACAACGCTCAAGTTATGGCGGCGCGTGAAGCTCAAGCCGAACTCGACGACGCGCTCGCCCGGCTCGGCGGGACAGTCGACAGCGTTAAAACAGAATTGACAGCGGAGTTTATGCCCGCTATCGCTGACGTTGTGGACGCTTTCGTCGACCTCGTGAACGGAGCAGAGGGCGCAGAGGACGCGCTCGGAGACGCTATCGAGGCTCTCGTTAAACAGGCGGCGGACAAGCTCCCGGAGCTACTCGATTTCGGCTCGACGATTATTATTTCTCTCGTCAAAGGAATTGCAACAGCCGCGCCAGCACTCGCAGAGGGAGGGGTATCGGCTATCTCCTCTCTGATTGCCGGGCTCCTCGAGGCTTTGCCTCAAATCATGGAGGCGGCGGTACAAATGGTCGCGGCTCTCGCACAGGGTATCGCGGAGGCGTTGCCGACGCTTATCCCGGCGGCGGTGGCGGCTATTACACAGTTAGTACAGTCTCTTGTGGAAAATATCCCGCTACTCATAGACGCGGCTCTCCAACTCGTAACAGGGCTCGCCGAGGGCGTGATAGCCGCTATCCCGGTACTTCTCGAGGCTCTCCCGACTCTGATAGAGAGCCTAATTACAACGCTCCTCGAGGCTATCCCGCAAATCATCGAGACGGGCGTAACCTTGCTCGTGGCGTTGGTGGATAATCTGCCTCTTATCATTGAGACGATTATCGCGGTATTGCCGCAAATCATCGAGTCCGTTATTACGACGCTTTTGTCGCATATCCCGGAAATTGTCGAGGCGGGATTTGAGCTAATTACCTCGCTTATCGACAATCTCCCGCAAATCATTACGACGATAGTAAACGCTCTCCCGCAGATTATAACAAAGGTCGTTTCTACACTTCTCGATAATATACCGCTTATCGTTGAGACGGGCGTAAAGCTCTTGACTTCGCTGATTACAAACCTCCCTCAAATCATTGTGGAGCTCGTGCGGGCAATGCCGGAGATTATCTCGGGCATGGTCGGCGCACTCGCGGAGGGCGTATCTGCATTTGCGGAGGTCGGCGCAAACCTCGTCCGGGGCTTGTGGAACGGTATCCAGTCCCTCGCCGGGTGGCTTTGGAATAAAGTCTCCGGGTGGATTTCCTCCATTTGGGACGGTATTTGCGATTTCTTCGGTATCGCCTCCCCGTCTAAAAAAATGGCGTGGGTATCCGAAATGAACGTCGAGGGCGCGGCTAAAGGCGTTGAGCAGAACAAGGGCAAGGCGATAAAGGCATACGGAGACATGAGCGACGAAATGCTCGCGGAGGTCGAGTCCGGCCTATCGAAAGTAAACGCCGAGCTTGCGGGCTCTATCGGTGAAATTGAGACGGGCTTTACGGCGAGGGCGACGATACAGCAAGTCGCCGCCTCTATTCCCGGAGATTTGAGCGGGAGCGGGCGCGGCTCGAGCGTATCCGGCGACGGCTCGACGACCGTAACAAATCATTTCCATATCGGAGAAATGGTCGTACGCGAGGAGGCAGACGTTAAGAAAATCGCAAAAGAACTCTACTCTTTGCAGAAAACGAAAACGCGTAGCAAGGGGGTAGTTATGGCGTGAGTTTGGGTTTTACATTCAACAACAGGCACAGCGCAGAAATGGGCGTTGTGTTTAAGAGCGTAGACCGTACGCTCCTCCCCGCAAAGAGGGTTACGCAATACACGATACCCGGCAAGAGCGGGACGTACGACATAGAGGACGGGTACGAAAACCGGGAAATCGTGTGTACCGTCTCTTTCGTCGGCGAGAACTACCATTATCAAGGCGTACGGACGAGAGCCCGGGCGGTCGCCGAGTGGCTTTCCGGCGAGGGCTTGCTCGTCTTTGACGACGAGCCGGAGAAAGCGTATAGCGCAAAGGTCGTCGGCGGCGTGAGTATCGAGCAAATCGTCGTTACGGGACATTGCGAGGTAGCTTTCGTGTGCTCGCCGTTCGCCGAGTCCCTATCGTACAACCAACAGGCCGCGAGCTCTGTATCTCTCCCACACACGGAGACGATTAACGTATCCGGCTCTCAAGAGACGGACGGGCTAATCTATATTACGGCTCGCGGAGCAATCTCGACTTTGACCGTAACACGGTTGAAAGTGAATTAAAGAAAACGGAGGTAAATCATCATGGGAGCACTCTCTAACGTACACGCTACAAGTCTTTTGAATACGTCTTTGCGGAGCGGGACGTATTACCTCGCCTTGTTTCTGACCGACCCGACCGCCAGCGGCACGGGTACGGAGGTATCCGGCGGCGGATACGCCCGAAAGATTATCACTTTCGGCACTCCCTCCCTCGTGTCCGGCAAAGAACAGGTAGCAAACGCCGACGCGGTGGATTTCGGCACAATGTCCGCAGACCTCGGAACGGTGGCCTATTGGGGCATTTACGACGCGCAGAGCGGCGGTAACTTGCTTTGGTACGGCTCTTTTACACGGAGTAAAAACGTGCTGAACGGAGACGCTATCACGGTATCGGCGGGGGCTATCGTCTGCACATTGTCGTAACGGGGAGGCGAGGATATGTATAACCGCACTCCGTATAACAAAACGGCGTACAACCGAACTACGTCGCTCGTTTTCGAGTGGCTCGCCACGGCAAACGCAGAGACAGCAACCTCGGCGGCGGTTAAAATCGTCAGATACCTCGACGGAACGGTCGAGGCGGTAGCAACCTCGAGCGGCGTTATCATTCGCGTTCTCTTGCCGTCCGCAATCGCGGCGGCGGAGAGCGGGAGCGTTGGCGACTACATTCGTACGCTATTCCTCGAGGCACTCGCCGAGGCGGTATCCACGGCAAGCGGTACGGGCGTTTCGACGTACGGCTCCGTTACTATGGTTATCGAGGGCGTAAACATGGTCGCCGGGGACGAGCTCATTATCGACACGGAGCACATGACCGTAACGCTCAACGGCGCGAACATCATAGACCGCGTGAGTGACGAGAGCGAGTTTTTCAAACTGCAACCGGGAGTAAACGATATTATCGTCGAGGGCGGCACGACGGCGGACGTTAAAATATTGTGGAAAGACAGGTGGTTATAATGGCAAAACCGCAGATTTTTAACCGCAACATGAAACGCCTCGCCTATCTCGATAACGCTATCTCCGTCGGATACTCTCTCGAGCTCAACTCCCTATGGACGGCGACGTTTACGCTCCCGGCAGACGACCCGAAAAATCAGTATTGCGCCCCGCTGAATTACGTCGAGATTTTCGACGGAGACGAGCGTATCGACCTTTTCGTTATCATCGGGGAGGATTTGGAGCGCGGAGACGGTGCGACGCGGTTTTACAACTGCGAGCACGTCCTCGCTACGCTCCTCTCGGACATTCTCTTTCAGTATCATCAATACGGCGGGTACGGTATCAAAACCGCCGACGTGCTTAATTATATTCTCGGAAAGCAGACGCGGCAAAATTGGAGGCTCGGAGCTTGCGACTTCGCCCGGTACTTTGAATATAATTGGGAAAACTCGACGCTCCTCGCGGCTCTGTTTGCCGTCCCGGAGTGCTTCGAGGGTGAATACGTTTGGTCGTGGGATACGACCGTTTATCCGTGGACTATCTCGCTCACGGCTCCGACGGAGGAGCTCAAGAGCGAGATACGGTACGCAAAGAACATGACGAGCATAAAAAAGACCATAGACGCGACAGCTATCGCAAATCGCGTCTATGCGCTCGGATATGGCGAGGGTGTCAATCAGCTAACCATAAAGGCGGTAAATAACGGCTTGCCGTACGTCGAGGACGCTATCTCCATCGAGGCGTACGGCCTCCGCTCTACCGTACTCGTAGACACGAGGTACGAGCGGGAGGAAAACCTAAAGGCATACGCCGAGCAAGTCCTCGCGGAGCTCAAAGATCCGTACGTCTCGTACGAAATAGGGGCTATCGACCTACACCGCCTGACGGGCGACCATTTCTCGCGGTTTAGGCCGGGAGAGGTTGTACGCGTCGTTGACACGGCAGACGGAGTAAACCTCCGTACCCGTATCGTGCGCGTAGAAAAACAGGACACGGAGGGCGACCCGGGTAGCGTGACCGTTACCATTGCCAACAAGACGCAGGACATAGCCGGGAGCATGAACAATGGGCGAAATTCAAAGCCCGGCTATCTGAAAACGAGGAGGATTTCGATATGGATATTAACGAGGCGAGAAACAAGCTCACATCTTGCGCCGATACGGGAGACACTCCCTCCGCGTGGGCGCGGGAGGCGGCAGAATACTGCAAGCAAAAGGGCATTTTCAACGGAGACGGAGCGGGTAACTACGGTTGGCAACAGGCGATTACACGCGAGGCCGTCGCTTGCATTATCTACCGCGCACTCGAGGCGGCGGGAGCTCTCGGCAATCTGAAAGACGTATAAGGAAAACGGGCGGGGGATTTTCCCTCGCCCGTTTTTTGCACCTTTAAGCGTCAGTTATCGGCTTTACGCGTTGCGGCCTCTTTGATTAACGAATATAGCTTTTTAATGCCGATAGCCGCGTACTTGAACATGAAATAATATAGCTTGTAGATTGCATAGCAGATAAAATAAACGAGCCAACAGCAACCGACAAAACACCACCAGCAGAAGTAAAAACAGCCGACAAACAGCAGGATAAAAAGAAAATACCACCAGTTATTTTTTGTGATACGGAGTCCGACTCCGAGCCGAAAACCGCTCATTGACTTTAGACGCTTCGACAAGGTGATAAACACGGAATTACTCCCCCTTTTGCTTTTTTGCTTTCAGATACGGAACGAGCCCCCACGCAATCAGCGCGGCGGCAACGCCGAGGCCGCAAGCGAACGGCGCGAGCTCGCCTTGCACGAGAAACGAGAACGAGCAGAGAAAAAAGAGAACTCCGGCGGCAATCTTCGCAATCATAGCGGGCTTTGATTGCCGCATACCCGTTTTAAGCTCGCGCTCGGCGGCTCCCTTTTCTTTGCTTTGCTCTTTCTGTACTCGCTTTTGCTCCGCGACACAGCGACCGCACTCGTAACGACGAGAGCCGGGATAGTACCGACCTTTTCCCTCGTTCGTGTCGAATTGCCTCCCGCATTTGACACAAGTAACAATATGTTTCCGCATGGTATGAGCCTCCGCCTATAATTTATTTTGGTCGTGCTGACCTTTAACACAATTATCACTTATTCGCGTGTTAAAGTCAAGAAAATTGCAGACCATTAACACGAGGGAGGCGGGGCGTTTGAAGATATACGACTACAACGGAAAAAAGAATATCAGCGGCGAGCGCATACGCGAGGCGCGGCTAAAGCTCCGGCTCTCGCAATCAGAATTAGCGGCACGGGTACAGGTCGAGGGCGTGATAATGGAGCGGGACTCGATAAGCCGCGTCGAAATCGGTACGCGCTTTGTGCCGGACTATGAGATACCCGTTTTCGCTCGCGTTCTCGGCGTGTCCCCTCTTTGGCTCCTCGGCATTGAATAAGCCCCGGCGGGTATCCGCCGAGGCTTAATTTTTTTGCACTTTTTCAGAAAAAGATATTGACATACTACAAGCAGTATGTTATAATAATACCATCAAGAGAGGAAAGGAGGTCGGCACTATGGATAACATAGAGAAAGCCTTGCAGGAATTGGCAAGAGCTCTCGAGAATAACGACACGGTGGCACGAGTCAAAATCGAGATAACGCTCACGAAACCAAAACCGAGCAAGGCTAACCCCGACAAGTAAGTCGAGGCGGGGAGCGGGCGGGAAACCGCCCCTCCCGTAAGTCCTATTATAACTGACAGATAAACCGATTTCAAGACTCAAAAAACGGAGGGCGGATATGTATATCGAAATCAAAGGCAAACGCTACGCCGTGGCGGAGCTTGCGGACGAGTGGAAAGTCGACCTCTCGGCGGGCAAAGTCTCGGCGGCGGTCAAGGTATCAAAAGAGTTATGCGGGACGCTCGAGGAGCTCCGAGCGTATTTAGAGGAAAGCGACGGCTTGCTCTCGGGGGTGTGGTGCAATGGCTGAAAAAAGAAAGACGACGACCTCCTCGGCGGTAAAACAGAGGTACAACGAAAAAGTATACGACGTTATCTCCGCGCGAGTGCCGAAAGAGCTTGCGGCGGCTTTCAAAGAGAAATGCGCCGCCGAGGGTATTCCTCAAGCGCAGATAATCAAAAAAGCGATAGAGGAGTTTTTGTCGCAGTAACGGCGAGAGGGCGGGAAACCGCCCTCTTTTTGACTTTAGGGAGGGCGCACGATGGGAAAACAGTACAGACAATTACAATGGAGCGACCGCCTCAAAATAGAGGCTCGGGTAAATATCGGGTATAAGCCGCAGAGAATAGCCGACGAGCTCGGCGTACACGTCAGCACGATATACCGCGAGCTCAAACGCGGGAGATATGAACATTTGAACTCCGATTATACGACGGAGGAGCGTTATAGCCCCGATATTGCCGAGGCTCGTTATCAAGAGGGGCTCTCGGCTAAAGGTGCGCCGCTCAAGATTGGCAAAAACCACGCCGCCGCGCAATTTATCGAGGACAAGATTATAGACGAGCATTACTCCCCGGCGGCAGTATGTGCCCTCTTGCGCTCCGAGGAGTGCGAATATCTCGGTATTACGTTTTGCAGAGCGACGATTTACAAGTATATCGACGACGGCGTTTTCCTCAACCTCACAAATAAAGACCTCCCGGAAAAAGGAAAGGAAAAGCGGGGCTATAAGAAAGTGCGCCAGAAACAAAAGAGAGCCAACGCGGGAAAGAGTATCGAACAACGCCCGGAATACATTAACGACCGACAAGAGCCGGGACATTGGGAAATGGATACGGTCGTCGGAAAGAAAAAGACCCGCGCCCGGCTCCTCGTGCTCTCCGAGCGGGTAACTCGGCGGGAAATCATTATACGAATTAAAGACGGACGCGCCGAGACGGTCGTACAGGCGTTAGACCGCCTCGAGCGGCTTTACGGCGCGGCGTTCTATAAAGTCTTTAAGACGATAACCGTAGACAATGGCTCCGAGTTTGCCGACGCTGACGGCCTCGAGAAAAGCGCGAGGAGAAAGAACGGAAAGCGGACGGAGGTATATTATTGTCATGCGTATTGCTCTTGCGAACGAGGAACGAACGAAAATATTAACAGAATGATACGCCGACGCTTTCCGAAAGGCACGGATTTTGATAAAGTGACGGCGGCGGAGGTTAAGCGCGTCGAGCTCTGGATAAACAACTATCCTCGGGAAATCCTCGGCTTTATGTCCTCGGCGCAAATGTTCGAGGCCGTGTTTCAACGGTCGGCATGA